TATGCCTTTTCCTACTACTGGCTCCAATACTGAGCTACAAGCTGTTAATCAGATCCTGGCGTCAGTTGGTCAGGCTCCTGTCACTACGCTAGATACAGAAGAAGTCCTTGTATTTAATGAGGTGTCAAGAATTACAGGCTTCTTAGATTCTACTAAACTCTTTACTAATACAAATAACATTCCAGCTGGTACTTACATTTCTGGTATTGGCGTTGCTAATAATACAGCAATTGCTGCTACAGAAACCGTGTTCTCTACCACAGGTTCTATTACAAGTAATGTACTTACTTCTCCATCCCCATATATTCCGAAGAATACTTTTATCACTGGAACTGGAATTGCTAATGTATTAGTGCAATCAGGACCAAGTGGTTCTGGTCCTTATACTTATACAGTTAGTGCAGTAGATGCTACATCTACCACGTTAACATTAGATCCTATTCTGTATGAGTACCCCACTAACATTTCACAAACAGTAGCTACTTCAGATGATTTTCTTAATCTATCAAGAGCTATAGTCACACAAAAAGTAGAAACTCAAACCAACCCCGATGTTGCAATTACTTACAACACATTAAAAGAAACTTCACGTGAAGTACAATCTGAGGGTTGGTCTTATAATACAGAAAGAAATTATGATCAGTTTCAACCTGATGTTTCTAAAAAAATTGCTATCCCTAACAATGTAATCCAAATGGATTTAAGCCAAGACTATACAAACAGTCTTGGTCGTAATGTTGTTAATCGTGCTGGTTATGTTTATGATACTATTAAACATACTGACATCTGGGATACAGATGAAACACTTTATTTTGATGTAGTATGGGAGCGGGATTATTCAGACATCCCTCAACCTATTCAAGCTTATATTGTAGCACGTGCGGCTGCTACTGTATCTAGTAGGATTATTGGTGATCCAAATCAATACCAAATGCTACAACAAAAAGAAGCGTATGCAAGATCGTTTGCTCTTGAATATGATTGTAACCAAGGAGACCATAGTTTCTTTGGTGCACCACAACAAGGTAACTACTACAAGAGCTACAGTCCCTTTGACTCCCTGATTCGATAATGCCAGCAGTAACTCAATTGACACCTAACTTTCTTGGTGGTGTCTCTAAACAAAATGACGACAAAAAATTAGAAGGTCAGATAACTGAATGCATCAACGGTTATCCTGATCCTACCTTTGGTCTACTTAAAAGACCTGGTATGAAACATATTAATGTTTTAAAAAAAGCTAATGGTGATGTATTTACTAAAGCAGAACTAGCAGATGCAGTATGGTTTTATATTGACCGTGCTAGTGCTGGTTCTTATGTTGGTTGTATTAAAGGTGCTGCCATTTATATCTGGACAGCAGCTGATGGTACGTTTTGTACTGTTACTGCACCAGGTGGAGGAGCATATGTTACTTCGTATCTAACTAATTTTGATGCTCCTGCAACAGAACCTTCTTTTCATTTCCGTAGCATTCAAGATACTACAATTATTACAAACAAAACTGTTACCACTGCTATGCAACCAACGGGTACGTTTGTTGCTAATTCAGTAGCTACGCTTAAACTACTTACACTTGTAGAAACGTATGAATATACAGTTACTTTTCCTGCTGCTGCTGCTAACAATACAGATGATGTAGTAGCACAAGTAACTGCTCAAAATAATACAACATTTGATGATATGTTGTTGTATGATGCCACTGCTGTTAATGTTAACCACCATTTAGTTGATGCTATTAAAGCTACTATTGAAGCACAGCATACAGCAGGTAATACCAATTTTGATGGTATTTGGTATTTAGAAGGCTACAACAATAGTCTTGTTATTAAACGTGGTACTGGTGCTAATGCAGTGGTAACTGATTATAGTGCAGTTACTGGTACTCCTGTAGCCTTTAACATTGATGCTAGAGGTGGTCTTAATAACATTTCACTTGAAGTGTTTGAAGATGAAGTAACTGATATATCTAAACTATCACTTGAATCTTTTGGTGGTCATAACGTAAAAATTTTAAACAGTGATAGTAATGAAGATGATTACTATGTTAATTTTGTTGCTTACGACACTACTTTAAATAGAGGTCGTGGTTATTGGGAAGAAGCACGATCACGTGATGCATCACCTGGTCTTCTTGCATCTACCATGCCACATGAGTTGTCTAACACTGGTAATACTACATTTACTTTTGGTCCTATTGATTATAAGCCTAGGCTTGCTGGTGATAATCTAACCAGTCCCATACCATCTTTTATTGGTTCACCTATTAATTCTTCCTTCTTTTACAGTAACCGTTTTGGTGTATTGTCTGGTGATAATGTAGTTCTTGGAATAGCTAATGACGCTTATAATTTCTTTGTCAAGTCAGCATTAACGCAAATTGATTCAGACCCTATTGATTTAAACGTATCTAGTGTACGACCTGTTAAATTGTTTGATGTGCTACCTTCACCACAAGGACTTGCTTTATTTAGTGAACGTCAACAATTTCAACTATATGCAACTGATGCCAGCATTCTTACACCAACTTCTGCTGTTATTCGAGCACTATCTAACTATGAAATGGCTACTGATATTTCTCCTGTAGACATTGGTACTACCTCTGCATTTGTCAGTAAACTACCTGGTTATAGTAAACTTTTTACCATGGCACTACGTGATGTAGAGCAAAGCCCTATTGTTGTAGATATCAGCAAAGCAGTATTAGAATGGATCCCTGCTACTGTAGATGATATTACTACAAGTCCGCCTAACTCTCTTATAATGTTAGTAGATAGAGATACATCTTACTTGTACCTGTATCGTTATTATAACAACGGTGAGAAAGACCTGTTTCAAGCTTGGACTAAATGGGAACTACCTAGTACTATTCAAGCTGCAAAAATTATTAATGATAATGTTGTAGTAGTTCAGCAGCATGAAACTGAATATTCTATTGGGTCCATAATACTTGATGAGATCCCTACAGGAAACTCTGTATCAGACACAAATACCTTTGAAGGCAATGCCTGTCTAGACATGGCTACACGTCCTGTAAGCCCTGCTGGAGGTATCTCAGCGGTTGTATATGAAGAAGCATTAGATCGTACTAAAATCTATTTACCTTATACACCACTTAGTAATAAAAAAGGTGCTATGCTCCTTAATATACCTAAAGCAGAAGTTAATAATACATCAGCTGCTTTAGATGCAGATGCTGGTTATTGGGCTGAAGTAGAAGGGTTTAAAGAACCAGGTACTGATTATTATTACTTTGAAATCCAAGGTAATTTTACTGGTTATGCTGATGGTATGCTTGTAGGTTATAACTATGACTTTGAAGCAACACTACCTAAGTTTTACTACAGACGTGATGCAGCCACTACTGATTATACTGCAACATTAACTATCGCTAGAGCTAACTTTTCACTTGGTAGGACTGGTGCTGTTGTATTTAAATCAAAAGCTAAAGGTTCTAATGACTGGATTGATATAAAAAATGTAGCTCAAGCTAGTTATTATACAGGCGATAGTAATCCAATTAAAGAAGAAAAAACTTTTACTGTACCCATCCATCAACGTAATACTAATTTTGAACTTAAAGTGACAAGTAATTTACCATACCCTGTATCGTTGGTGTCAATGATGTGGGAAGGGAACTATTCCCCACGTTTTTATAGGAGGGCTTAATAATTAATAAGAATTATGATCTTCTGGGTGAGCAGTTAGCTGAGTCTGGACTGGAGATGAGTATTGCCCCTGCTATTGGTGCTGCACTTATTGGTGGTGCAACCTCTATTATTGGTGGTATCTTTGGTGCATCTCAAGCTGACAAGCAAAACAGACAAGCAAGGAAGGCACAAAAAAAAGCACAGAAAGCTGCAGAAGAAGCAGCTGATGCAACTAACGAATACAATAAAAGAGTATTTGAAGTTGATAAACAAAATTATCAAAACAACAGAGCTTACGAGTGGAATACTGCTGTAAGACAGTGGAAGTATAACACTGAAATTCAAGATTATCAGTACTTATCAGCTGTAAAACAATTCGGTAAGTCTGTTGAAAACACTAA